TGTATCTAAATCTTCATATAATGATTTCGTTAAATCAGAATGACGATTTTTATAAGTATTATAAACTATTGATGTAATAAACATTCTGTCAATACAAAGATGCCTAAAATTCGTTTTTATCTCTACTTCTTTCTTAAGTGAACTCTTACCTACACACTCTCCACCTTCAAAGCAGATTATACGATAACGATTATTCATTTTTTGCTCCTCTATTCAATATATATGCATGCAACAAAAATTTTTATATGAGATCTTCCAATATAGTATTTATTCCTAGATCATTGTTGGGTATTATTCCGAAAGAAACATTATTTTCATTCAGAAAATTGATCAACATATTTTCTTTTTCTCTACTTTCTTCTCTTGAATGAAGTCTTCCAAAATCTTTATATTCATTTTCAGAATGTTGGATAAAATAATAATGATTATTAAAATGAGTTTCTACATCATGAACCAAAAGATTTAAATGTGATTTCATGGGTTCTTCATAGTCATTATAGATTGGTTCTGTTATTAAAGCTCCATCACTTATTACGATGTCAGCTTTATCTGCTACACAGCAAAGTTTGAAATATTGACTTGCAAAAATATAAAGCTGATTTGATAAGACCATCTTATGCTCTTCCCATATTTTGTCTTTTATAAATTCAGTACAAACTTCTACATTTATACCTCTAATTTTCATTTCTGCAAATAACTTTGCAGTAAATGTAGATTTTCCAACACCAGGAGCACCAAGAATGTTTACTACATTTGCTTTATATTTCATTTAATTCCCTCAATGCTTTCTTATAGTCATTAAAAAATTCCGCACTACCAAGATTGTTATAACAATCTTCACAGATTTCACCATACCCTAAAATTACTTTTAAAGAAAAGAATTTTTGTTTACACTTGGGACATTTCATTAATGATCCCTCTGAATAAACTATTGTTCCCATTTGTTTTTCAATTCTTTTGTATCTAAATAAGTAAATATATGGCTAGAATCAACTAACATTGGAGATTCTACTTCTTTGTTGAAGTCATTATTCGTACCACATTTTGGACAAGTTCCCCAGTTTTCCGAATAGCTTGTCCAATAAACCCAATGACACTTTGGACATCTTGTTGCGTCGCTCATTTTCTATCTCCATTTTAGCCCAAAATAAAGAATGCTGAAACTCAGCTTCATCCGCATCTTTTCTATATTCTATTGGTTTCAAAATATGTTTTTGCTGTGAAGTCTTCACTAGATCCACCATCTAAATACTTATGAGCATTCATGAAGTTTGCGCTTATAGATAATAAATTATATTCATCTAACCCAAGTTCTTTCAGACAGAATGTTTTGATTATAGATAAATCTTCTGGAATTCTATTAATCTCAGAAGATCTGAAATTACATAGAACAATATAATTTTCTTCATCTACAAACTGAACCATAAAACTTTCCGGACAAGGCATATAATCTAGACCTTTGTCTTCATACCAATTTGCTGGAAATTGAATCAACAGCCTTCTACTAAACTTATCAAGATCAAAATATTTTTTAAATCTTGTGATTTGTGGAGTAATCATTTCTAAATATTGATCATATTCTTCTTGTCTGTATTCACTGATAGAATCGAATATATCACGATCTATTTTAATTTTAGAATTATTTGTTTCAAGCATTTTTCTATTTCTTCTAACTATTTCTCTTTGATTTAAAGACTGTATCAACAGTGTTTCTAGAGTTAATATTAAATTTTCTTTATTCATTCTCTATCATCTCTTTCACTTTTTCTAGACCTTGTTCAAGACTTATTTTTTGTTTCCATCCATATTTGAGTAGTTTAGTACTATCTAAAACATGAGTTCCTAAATAATCTTTTTCTGGATAGAGTTTAAAATCTGGTTTAAGATCCATTGTTTTTGTAACATAGTCTATTACATATCCAAAGGGTCTGGCATCTTTGGGTGCTATATTTATTCTTTGAGTATCTAAATCTGCGAAATTATTTATAATACAATCTACTCCATCCATGTAATTATCAACATACATAAATGGCTTATATAATTGTGGATTTAAAAGAATATCTTGAGTTCCTTTCAATTTTCCAAGACCAGACATAATGAGCTTATTTGAAGCGCTATGTAAATCAAATGCACCAAATAACATCGCAGGAACTATTGATATATAATTTTTTTTCATCCACACTTTGAGCATTTGCTCACCAGAGAGTTTTGTGTATCCATATATTGTTTGTGGATTTAAAGGATCATCTTCTCTTAATATCTTTGGAGATGGGTTATAACACACACTTGTTGATACGAACACTAATGGAATATTTAATTTTTTAGCGACCTGAGAAACAATAAATGTTCCATCAATATTTGTTTTAATCGCTAATTCAGGATTTGCAGTGCAATAGTCAGTTCCCACAATTGCTGCGTTGTGGAAGATCATTTTTGCTCCAGATTCTGAAACCAAATCTAGAAGAGCAGGATTAAAAATATCAATTTCATTCTGATATCCCTTATATCCACAGTTATAGGTTCTATGCTTATCATACTTAGACTCACCAAGTCGATTTACAATTTCGTGACTGTTATGTTCATTGGACCATTTAACATAGTTTCTAGTTACGAAACTGCTCTCGCCAGTTGACCAGATCCTAATATTTTTCACTCTAATTCTCCTTGCTATTAATATATGCTCAATAAATTAAATTAAATGTAATCAATCCAGAGTCTCTAACCATTTCTATAGATATTATTTTCTTATCAGAAGAGAGTTTAAGTATTTCAGATATAATTCTGTCCATAGCAAATATAGCACCATCAGTCATTATTTGACCATTATCATATAATGTTTCTTCTTCTAGATCAAAGAGTTTTTCTCTCTTATAAGATTTTTTCATTGGTTTTATAATGATATCTGTATTTGTTATTAATTTAATAGCAGCCGATATTAAGAATTTAGAATCTTTTAAGCTATTCATCTCTATTATAGACTCTACAAGTTTAGAGAGTTCCATCTTTTTAGATTCTTCTATATCAAATTGAGAAATTAATGAATTCCATTTTTCTATTATTTCTATTTGTTTCATAATTATCTATTGTCTAATGACATAGCCCAGTCAACTGTTTTTTCAATTCCCTTCTCAAGAGAAACTATTGGCTTCCAGGTATTTATTTTACTTGATTTTAATTTTCTAGTTCCAATTACATCATGTCTATCATTAAAATCATATTCTGGAGAAAGTCCCTGCTCTTGTAACATTTCAATCACGTTACTAAATGTATTGTGAGATCCATTTACATTCAGCTTAGACTTATTATACATTTCATTATTTCTGATTATTTCATCTAGTGCAGAAATAAAATCATCAATATACAAAAATGATTTTTCTAATTCTGGATTGATGTTCATTTCAACTTCTTCTACTTTCCCTAGATGAGATGATATTAATCCGTGTATAAAGCTACTATTATCTTTTGGACCATACAAATATCCCGGAACTATAATCGTGTATTTATCTAGATACATTTTTATGAGTGACTCTGCAGAATTTTTACTATAGCTATAGATAGAATTGTTCTCAATTTCTGTTTTTTCATTCAGTAGATCTTCTGATTGCTTATAGCAGTCTTGAGAAGAAATATATATCAATGGGATATTTAGATTTTTAGCAATTTCACACATATAGTACGTACCCATAATATTGGTCTTTATAACTACATCAGAACGCTTTGATTCTGTTAGTTCTACTGTGTGAACAATTATCTCCGCACCAGATCTAGATATGATTGTCTCAAGAGTTGGATCAAATACATCAATTTCATTGATTTTACTGAGATTAGTCTTTCTCCAATAATCATATTCATCATTTTCCAATGAATTGACAAAGACGTGTCTATTGGTCAAATTGCAGAAATCTGTAAAATTTCTGCCTATAAGACTACTCTCTCCAGATAACCATACTTTACTCATGACATACTCCTTCGTTCATCTTCTATTTTCAAGATATCCGATACTTTCTGTATCCTAATATAACCTTCATCTTTATCAGATTTATTATAATCTTTATCTAGTAAGTAGGTTTTGATTCCTTCCTTTGAAAACAGTACAACGTTGCTGAGTGTGTCATCTACTACAAACTTAATCTTCAGTCCAAGTTTGTAAAAATCTTCTTTACTATAATCAGACCAATATATGGAATCAAATCTTATATTGTTTGTATTTAACCATTGTAATGTGTCTGAATATATTCTCTTGTATGTGTTAACCGGTCTCACAGTATACAATACTATCTTATATCTCAGTGATTTTAATTTAGTTATAGTTTCTACTGTATCAACATTTATAGGCTGGAATCTTTTGTCTCCAGATAGTCTATATTCTTCTTTTGTTTTTTCATATTCTTCAATGTTCATTTGACACTTTATATTTCCTAAAGATTTAAATGAAGTTTTTTTATTTATATTTACCCAGTCAACAAAACAATCTGGATAATTGTTTATGACTCCGTCGATATCAAAAACAACTACTTCTTCATTTCTTAGATTTTCTATCTGTCTATTTTGTTCATATTTTTGTTTTACAACTTCAGTTTTTGCTTCATAGACATTAACAACATCTTTATATGAAATATCTAAAACATGACCCAAACCCATCATATACTTGAGAGCATCAATATATTCTTCTTTCATATTCGATTTTATCAATGTCTTATCATGTTCATTGTTTTTATAATGCATCTTCCAGTGTGGAAGACAATCAATTAAATCATGAAGTTCTTGCTCTACATGAAGAATAAATTCTTTTGACCATTTTATTTTATCTTCCACACTTAAATTGGAAACATCAAGAGACATATCATTGAAAAACTTCTTATTGAATTCTAATTGATCATTCCAAATTTTATTATCCATTGATTTTCCTCATGATTCAAAATATGTTTTTATTTCACTAAATTTGGGATAAAACAGCTCTTTATAAGAACAAATATTCTCATATAATAAAGATTGTTCATGTTTGTTTAAAGTATCACATATTTCAAAGAAAGAATTATATATAATGAATTTTATATACTTAGCATTTAATGGAATATCATTTCCATATATTCTTTCTTCTGATTCTCTGTAGTAAAGAGATGTTATTAAATTATAATAATATCTCATGAAATTCTCTGCATCTTCAAATTCCATTTGAATAAGATATTTTTCTTTTAAAATATTCATGAATTTTTCTGTCTGACATTCTTTTTCCCACAATTCATTGCAAATCTTGATTAGATCTTCTTTGGGAACCGGATGATATTTTTGAGCTAATTTTTCTAGTTTAAGTCTATATTCTATTCCTATTTCATTTATTGGAGACTTAGTTATATTTTTTATTTTATCATTTAAAATGTGAAAATCAATTTCGAAATATCCACAATATGTCCTGTCATTAAAGTCGATCTCAGTATGATTTGTAGGTCTAGTTACAGAAATACTGTTTTTGTTTTTATTATCAAAATAATAAGGTTGGGGTCTTAAAAAACCAGCTCTTAATATATTTCTTAATCCTTTTATATCTGTGTAATGTCTTAATTTTTGGGGAGTTCCAGATTCTACTAAATAGTTCTCACCACTTATATCTAATGTTTTTAGAAATTCTTCAAATGTCATTTTATTATCCATGCTCTAATTATGCTCCTAACTACCAATTGCCATTCCCGGCCAAGTCATTTCTTTTTTATTAGATAATAATTCTATCGCCTCATCTACAACACCATGATATTTTTCATATCTTACAATTTTTATCAGTCTTCCGGATCCTTCACAGTGGGTGCAGATTCCTTCATTATGTAACCCTTTCCCAGAACCCTTACAGTAGTGACATATTACAATCTCTTGACTCATATTGATTCTTCTATCACTTTTTCAGTTTTCCAAGATCTATTCCATGTTCCATATCTGCCAATAAATTTAATGTCCTCAAGATCTTTCACATCATCTCTTGAAATTATTTGAGCATTCCTCAATACTTTAGAATCTCTAATCACATTTCTAATTGAATCAAATTCTTGACTATTGTTTTCTATTGCACCAAAAAAATCTAAAACCAATCCATATCTTTCTTTAGTCATTCTATGCCATGGAGTAGAAGATCTTATATCATAAACATAATCATATCCGTCCATATCTTGAAACTCATCTGTGAAAACATAGGTCATATCATAACTTTCAAATGGAAGATCACTCATTATTGGATTCAACATGTTGTTTAAATATCTCACAGGAATTGTAGAAACAATATGATTGTATTCTCTATATCTGACATTTCTATTTAGTGTGTCAATCATTTTTGTCTTTCTGTTAACACCACTAACAGTTTCATTCAAGAATCTATCTGTACCAATTGATGACTGCAATCTTTTGATTATTTCATCAAAATTTACAAGAAGAATATCAAATTCATTTTTGTTAGAATTCATAACGCTTGAATCAAATCCTTCTAAAGAGTTAATTTTTCTAGACTTCATATAATATTTCTGTCTAAACTCTAAGTCAGGATTTTTAACCCAACCATTATCATCAATGTAAGAAACTCTAATTGAAGATCTGTGAATTGGATAACCTATATCATTCAAAAATTTTCTAGATATTTGAGTATCATGTAAATATCTGGGACCTAAATTAAAATTACTTTTCATTTGACCACCCACTTCAGGTGAAATCAAATAATATTCTGGATTATAAAATCCATAAATAAGACCAGCTATTCCAGCTCCTAGAATATATTTCATATTACTCCTACGTTTGAATTATATATGCTTGATGTTGGAATAGATTTCTTTTGTGCTATTCTTTTTGGAGTTATGTGCGATAGAGTTGGAGTAGTAGAATTAGATTCTACCAATCTAGGAAGAACTTTGTTGAAGTAAGCTTCATTCAAGAGTCTAAGATTATCAACATCATTTCCACAATTCATGATTAAATATTGAGTGAAATACATTCCAAAATCTTCTAGAAAACAGCAATTTTTGAAGTTTTTAAAATTGAATGGTTTAGTTTTAGACTCCGGAGGAGCTCCCTTGAGAGCTGTATTGAAATAGTTTTCAATAGATTTTCTTCTCATTACTCTAGATTTTGCAGCATCTTCTTGATTGACGAAAATAATATATCTTCCCCTGAAATTGTCTATAGATTTTTTACTTAGATATTCACTATTTACTACTTTCAAAAACATTTCCTCATGAAATTGGGGATACTTGACGTGCAAGTCTCCCTTCTTTATATTTAAAAAATAATTTTTTATTTCAGCTTTATTTTTCTGATATTCTTCTTTAGTTTGAGAAATTATTTTTTTAATTTGCTCCGGCTTTTTATTCATCACTGAATATAACATATGAATATTCTTATATCCTCTACTCTCAAAGATGTCTACAAATTCTTTCATTTTTATATTTGAAAAATTTTCAATTTCTTCTGATGTGAGAAGCTTAAACATATCATATTCTTCGCATGAATCTGGAAACACATTTTCTACCTCACTAAAGGTATCTCTTGTTATTCTTTCAACTTTGCACTTTTGTGATTTGAGATAATCTGCAACTAGTGTAACACCTACATCATGCTTTTCTTTCATTTCATTCACTGTTAGTTTCAATTAGTTCTCCCTTTCTATCCACTGCATTGTTTGAAGTGCTTTCTTGGCTTCTTCATATCCACTTGATATCTCTTCTACCACATCACATCCATCTTCTTTCATGCTACAAAACATTCCTTCTAATTGATAGGAAGTGCTCCGAATAAATTTTTTCCCATCTTCTATTTTTGTCTCTGTAAGTATTTGAGTGTGAACCTCTCTTTTTATTTCTTCACCACAATACCTACAGATCATTTAATATGCGCTCCTGAGAGTATATGTCCATGTGTTTTTTCTAGGATCTGATACAAGGATTTGAAATGTCACAAATTTCTTTTCACCGAGATTAGTTATATTATCATTCAATTTATAATGTAGAAGTGTTTTATTGCTCACATAATAATCGAGCAGATTTCTTATAACAGACTTGATTTCGTCAATTGGCTTAGCTGTGTTATTTTGTACAGTATTGAGCAAGTCTTTCTCAATCATTTTGAATATTTTTTCACCCTTGTCATTCGTTCCAATAATCATTTCAGACATATCTATTATTGATCTCCATCTTTATACATATCTGTAGAAGTATATGCTGAATTAGACATCAAAAACTGATGCTTCCAGCTCCAGTCATCCATTACATATTGTGAAAATTCATCTTCTGTGAGTTCAATATTTGTATCGACGCTCATTTCCAAAGCCCGAATAACTCTATCATACTCTCTAGTTTGATCTACAGGCTGTACTAGTTGCTTTGTGGTAGTATAACGAATGCCCTTCTTTGCATCATCCAACATAGCTTCAAGAGTTTTTATTACTGTGGCTTGGTATCCATCCAGTGCTTTTAAAAACACTCCGTGGTGCTTCTCTCGATTTGCTTTCACTGTCTTCAGTAGTTCCATCTTGTCTATCATTACTTTCTTCATTGTTTTCTCCTAAAATTCTAGTTGCTACATCAAGTAAATCTTCTTCTTTTACTGTTATTGTTTTATAACTAATATTAATTTTATAATGATGTTTGATTGCCCATTCTTTTAAAATCCAACCCCAAACATCATCAAATGTTCCCCAAATACATTCTTCTTTTTTAAGATCTTTTTCAAATTTCTTGAAATAACTTTGCTTCTCTCTAGATGTCATAGAATGATAATCATCATTCGAATAACAATCATCGTAGTGTCCCACTGTTTAGTTTCCTATTATGATAAAAAGCTGGTAAGAACTAATACCCAAACAAAATCCAAGAATAACTCCAACAATAAAAAGTAGACGCATGTTGTTTATGCCCCAACGAGTGTATACAAGATTTTCATCATGCCACGGATGAGATGCTTTCTTAGTTTTTATCATTATATACTCCTACCAGATATGTATTTCTACAATCACTTCTAAGTCTTCTTCTGTGAAATTAAATCCCTTTGAATTAAGTTTCGAGAGAAATTCTGGTATGTTTTTTACAACATCCAGATATTTTCCTCCCTTTATAATCCACGCGTATTTATATTCTTCTTGATAAGAATCTCCAAATGAAGTATATGGAATCTTTAAACTTAAATTATCTAGAAAATCACAAATGCTATCATCTTCTTCTTCATTATATCCCAATTTTTCTAGTATTTCATCAGAGATTCTAATACCAACTCCACCCGCAGCATTATAATCAACACCCATTAACTACTCCTCATTCTTTTTGAATGTGAATATTACTTCATACACTGTTTCATTCTCTTCTTTTTTTAGCTTATTAGCAAGCTGCTGAAAAAGGGAGGGCAAATACCCTCCCAACTTTTTCTCAACATTCCATCCCTCTAGCTTTATATCTGACTCAAAAAATTTTACAATTTCTCTAGGATATTCAGATAAAGCTTCTTCTACACTCTGATTCATTTTATCTGTTCCATGGATCTGTGAAAAATGCTTTATCAATAGGATCCAACTTTTCGTAATCATCTGGACCAAAATGCTTATAGTCTCCAATTTCCCAAATTTTAACTCCTAATTCTTTCATTCTTTCTGGATTAGTGCAAGAATGATTGAATTCTTTATAAGCATCATTATCTACATTTTGTACTTTCCACCTACCACATCCATCAAATAGATTTGAGAAATATTTTGTCATTCCTTCTGGACCTTCCATATACACACATCTCTTTGCTCCATCACACGCTGGCTTCAAAAAGTTGCCAAGAAGTGGGAACTTAGAATCAACTTCCGCCTTTAACTTCCAATGCAACGCAGATATTCCTTCTTGCTCGCAAAACATCAATCTTCTAGAACATTGTCCCTTGAGAGCAATATAGTTTGTACCAAAGACATATGAATGATTTATTGATTGTGGTAGAAAGCATCTACCAGTTTGCCAAGAAGATTCACTCAGATTAATTGTCTCTTCATATAGATCCTTAGTGAGTTTGACCCACTGATCTACCTTAGCTTTATATTCTGGATCTTTCTTTGTTTGCTCAATTGCTTCATCATAGAGAAGAAAATCTGCGTCAAGTTTGTTGTTATCTCTAGTTCCAATAGACATGAAATGCATTCCTAATCTTGCTCGGGCATGTTGATCGAAATCAGATCTGCTCAGACCATTAACTTCAAACTGGAACTGAATTCCTTCTGATGCTTGTGGAAGTGTATTTCCTGTAAGATGTGATAATACAAGTCTATATCTATTTTCTGGAGTGAGTTTCTCCCACTTTCCAGTAGAGCCTGTTTCATTGTCTCCCCATGTTGCCGCTACTGCTCTAACAATCTGTTCATAGGGATTTCGGGGCCAATCAGTCATCTTTACATAAATACTCTGAATGTCATTCTTATAAGAATATGTTTTTTCAGGGTGCTGAGACGGCAGCGTACCCATTGCTTTTCTCATGTTTTGAACATCTTCGTTAGTCATGTTTACTCCTTGATATTCTTGTGTTTAATATTATATATGCCATCTTCCGGTGGCTTTCCATGCTGTAGGGCTTGATATAGGCTTAATTTCTAATTCCGTAGATGAAAGTGATCTGACATATCCTCCCGTTAAAGAAATAGCCGGAATGTCATCAAAAATCTTGGGAAATTTTATATTATTGTTAGATGTTTCGCTCCAGCATTCCATTGTTCCATTTTTGTATTTTACAAAGTTTCCGCAATCATTAGAACCGGACTCTATAATCAAATCATCGAACGATTTTCTTTCTTCCCATTTTTCGCAGGTTTCTTCAACAGCATGAAGAGAAATAATAGAATCAACTTTACATCTTGATCCATATACTGAAAACCTACAATTTCTACAAACTTGATCAGCTAATAGATTTCTAGCTAAAGCATCAACTTTCAAGATTAGTTCCTAGAGCACATACATTATACGTTTTTAGAGGGATTTCTATTTTTTGTAATGGAAAAATTAAAAGTCATTTCTTGTTTTTCAATCCATTCATGACCGGTTCTATTCATTATAGAATCTTCATTATAATCATTATGACACCATAGAAGACTGTAATGATGACAATTACTACAGACATGTCCTGTAAGGAGATTTATCGCAACATCTTCTACGTTCATTTGACCCCAACCAAGCACTATTATTTGATTCTATATATGCCGTCTGCTATTGTGTTTTTTCATTGCAGTCCATACAGAATTGTAATCTATTTCATTATTTCTGTCATCTTTTTCCCATTTTTCACATACTAAATCGTCTGGCATTTTTATCCATGGTTTTTTAATGGTACACTTAAAATCTTCGACCTCAATTGCTTCTAGCATCATATCTTTTAAATATTTGCAGTTCCAACAGTTATGATTTGCCAACAGTTGAAGCGCTATTTCTTCAGGATTCATAATTTTTTCTCATCCAGTTTTCACATATTCTATCAAAATCTAGTGCATGGGGTGAACTGTGTTTAAAACAAATATCTTCAATTTTTGGATATACATCTATTCCTTCTTCTGGTAAGGCAGCTAGATATATTTCTGGAGAATCATAGTCTACTCCTACACTCTCAGAAATACTTACTCTATAAGCACAGTTGTAGCAATCTTTACCTGATAGTAAATAAAGTGCTCTTTTTTCAATACTCACTTCAATCTATTTGCAGCTTGTGCTTGCTCTTCTACGTATTTATTTTCTGCTGTGAATGTTTCTGTTCCAGAATACCAATGTTCACATGTTCTTGGATCTGGTAAATCAAGCTTTTTTCTAATTCTAGATCCACAAACATTGGGTACAAATGTTCTACCATATTTCAGATCCCAAGCTTTCTTTTCATCTATATTCATGAACTTAGTATAACTAAACCCACAATTATCACAACTACAACCCTTTTCTAGAAGAGAATTAACTACTGACTTTCTTGGCATTTGTTTCTCCGTTTTTAAGTTTATATACTTCAGTCATTAACGACCGAATTTTATCAAGACAATCTAAATTTCCACAGAATCTAATATTAGAATCTTCATATACTAACTCAAATTTACATTTCATCTTATGGCAGATGAAACAATCATCTTTTTGCCAGCTAGATTTTGTTCGAATGTACATTTTCTAGCTCATCTATTTTTTTCTCGAGAATAGATATTTGTTGTTTATAATACTCATTCATATTATGGTAATCTTGTATTCTTTGTTCTTTCATCCATTTAAATTGTGAATCTAATGTGTGATCTTCTGTCATACTCTGTATAGCTTCTTCTACTTTGCTCTGAAAAGTTTCTGTTATTGTTATTTGTCTCAATTTTCCAGAACCTTCACAGTCATAACATGTCACTTCTTCTCCACTTGATTTTCTGTGAGTGCCTATTCCTCCACATTGCTTACAAATAATTATTTCATCTCTTTTTTGTGGTTCTCTCATTTTATTTCTGTACAATGAATGTTACAACTCTCTAAGAATGTAATTCCTTCACATTCCCTATCATATTTATGCAAATACTTCACTTCTTTTATTCCCGCTTGAGAAATTAATTTTGCACAATGTATGCAGCAAGCAGTGGTAGTATATAAAGTTGTATCGTGTGTTGCAATTCCATTCTTTGAAGAAAATGCCAGCATGTTCTGTTCTGCGTGTAACTCATTCAATTCTGCCCATTCGTGATGTAATTTATAAAATTCTGGGCTAGAATAAAAATCATTTAAAGTTTTATGTGGAAACATTGGAAGCTTACTTAGTTCCGAATATTCTTGTTCCCAATGATCACAACAATGAATGCCTTCTGGATGAGATCCATTGTATCCTATGGAGATAATTCTATTGTCTCTGACTAAAACACAACCCACTTGAATTCTTGCACAAGTAGATCTTGTAGCAACAGTTTCGGCTATTCTAATAAACATTTCATCCCAGGAGGGTCTTTTCATTGTGTTATCTCCACTAGTGCAATTTTTTTAGTCTTAAACAAATCAACATCTGGAGCTCTTATATAATCAGCTATACAGTTTATTTCTATTGTAGAAACTTCATGACGATATTTAACTTGAGTCACAATTACCGAAGTGATTAACCTGCCAGAAACTATATCATCATCTTCGCAGTCTCTAGATAGAGCTGTAAATGCTTCTTGTACAATTTCGTCATTAATATGATCTCTTTATTCTTTTATAATTCTCTTTATCCTTCTTGATATAAGCTTCATATACATTTTCAGCACTAAAGCCCCAAACTAGACAAAGATTGATATAAAAGTGCAGCGCATCAGAAAGTTCTTCCAATAGTTTTGCTTGATCTATTTCTTTCTTAGTTTTCTTCCAGCTCTTCCAGTTAATTTCTCTAAGAACTTCATGGGTCTCATCTAATAGAGCGAGCACTTTATCTTTCGTATATTCTTCTTTCTGTTCTAGAGACATTTTTGAAAAATCATCTCCGAATGTAAGAGAAAGAGATTTTTGTCTATCAAAAAGATCATGAAACATGTCGACGAGTGTCATAGATGTGTTATTTTTTCCCTTCATTTTAACTCCTTGAGGTCTATAATTAATCGCTATATTTAATTTCTATATATGCTAAGTGTTTGTTAAAGTTTGATCAAATACTGTTAATTCTTGAGATGAATTAACAATTCTATTAGTTGTTTCTAATTCATTTATTGAATCTTTGTAGTGATATGCCAAATAACAACTCAACTTATATTCACACTCTATGCATGCATCTCTAATAGGTTGAGTACTTACAATTACATCTTCTAAAGACTGCGTATTGACATTTCCGATTATATTTGTGATCTTATGACTTAAACATGTTCGCACTGTTCCATCATTCATTATGATGATTTCATTTTTTAGTGCAGTACAAGCATATTCCTTTCTTAACAAAAATGCATTCAAGAAATCTAAATTCTTCTGTGTTAATAGTCCCACAGCATTTGCTCTGTTTAGAGCGGCTTGAGTGTACGGAACCCAAGTGAATTCTTTTTGACTAAAATAGTCCCCATCTTGAAACATTACAAAGTAGGGCTGTTTCATTTTGGGATATTGAAGCATCAATTGTTTCATTATTAATAAATCAACATTATACCATGAATAATTATGAGGGCTAATAATATATTCTGTTCTGAGCTGTGTATCTTTACCAGAGAAATAGTCCAACATCTTCATCATGTTATATGTAAGATCTTGATTATTTCTAATTTGATCATTCATAAATCCATCATATGAAAATGAAATGTATGGAATTTTCCCTTGATATCCTATTAGCGCTGTTGCATTATCACCTTCAGTCATGAGAACATAATTTCCCGCAACGAAAATGTCTAAAATTTCTCTGCACTTAGGATGAAGAGTTATCTCTCCTCTGATGACATATTGATGCTCTGGTCTGTAAATTTTCTTGATTAATTCTATATCCATATTAGTTATAGTTTTAGTTCTTACATAAGATCGATATTGTGTCAACATATCATTTACAAACAAATTAATTTTCATTTTCGAACTCCAATACTATATGATCTATAGAATTTATTTTTTTAGTAAAAATCACTCTTCTTATAGTAATTTTTTCCCAATCTTCACACGTGAAATTTTTATTATATATCTTGCAATCTTTAGTAGTTCTAGGAGACCACCAATCATTTCTATTTTCCCCAACGAAGTGATTGCACTTCTCGCAAGTCTCTCCCAATAATAATTTTCTAGCAATATCTTCTGTTCTCAAAAAACCTTGACCCACTTCATAGAAATTTTACTCTGATTTTTATTATAAAAATCTAACCATCTAAAATAATCTTCATGAACTGAACTTGAATCTGTTAATGAAGTGTTTCTTCTTTCAGCAATAGTGTCTCTATCTGGAAGAACTAAAAATATTTTAGCAGCATTTTCCGGAATAACCATCTCAGAAGATTCTATTACTAAACCTTCAAACATAGACATTTCTTTTGCAAAATGTTTTTGAATAAATGTCGACTTTCCCACTCCCGAGGGACCTAAAACATAAATTTTATGTACTGAATCTGGTATTTTCATTTCTTTACCTTTATGTCTATAACTGTAATTTCAGCGAAAGGATTTTCTTTCAACTTTATTGTCACATCTATACACTGTGTGTTATAATTTGGCTCAACAGTTATACTTTTTTCAACAGTCAATGGAACTATATTCAATAAATCTTTTTTTAAATCATCACATATGAATTTATCCATTCCTTGACTCAAGTCAATATTGTTTAAGATATTAAGTGACTTAGACTTTATAGACTTTAATATTGCTGTCTGATGTTGCAAGTAATATTCAATTGACTTCCATTTTTCACATGTTTCTGTCTCTGCTGTTCCACAGTAGTTGCCACAATTAGAACATCTTCTATCAGCTAGCAGATTTACAGCAACATCTTCTAATTTCACTTCAATATCTCTCTTATCCTATCGTCTAAAATTTTTTGATAGTATTCTTTAATTTTATCTTTATTTTTTTCTAGAGACAATATCATCACACTCTCAAGCTCTTCATCTGTCATTGTCAGTTGAAGTACTTTACCATCTATAGTGAGCATACTATTCGAGTAAGACAGCACATGATCTGGATATTGTTTCTCTAGATAATCTAAAATAGTTTGTTGATCAGATATCATGTGTCCTCATTTTCATACAGTCCCTCAAAGGATTTATCTCCATTTGCTCTAGAGATTGTTTCTCCTAGTAAGTCTCCAAGAGATTTTACAATAAATTTATCTGGAAGATTGTCGTGACTTATAGAGTCAGTACAATAAATTTTAGATATTTGTGAATTTTGAATTTTCTGAGCTGCATCATTAGATAAAACTGCATGAGTGATCACTAAATATACTTCTTTAGCTCCAGCTCTAATAGCTTGTTCAGCAAACTTAATATGAGTGCCACCAGTATCAATGATATCATCTACAATTAAAAGATTTCTGTCTTTTACATCTCCTACAATTACCAAGTCTTTTATTTTATTAGCTTCTGATCTGCTCTTATATGCAAATCCAAGATCTGCATTGAATCTACTAGCATAAGCTTTAGCTCTTGGAACTCCACCTGCATCTGGAGAGAACACCATGAATTTTTTCTCTTGATAAAGTTGCTTCAAATCATCTAAGAACACACTCATTGAAGAAATATTGTCTACTAGAATAGAGCTAAATGCCGCTACAGATGCATGATTATGTATGCTCACAGTTATAAGTCTGTCTACACCTGCAGCTTTTAATAAATCTCCCACTAGTTGTATTGTGATGGGAGTACGTGGTTGAGATTTTCTATCTTGTCTACTGCCATATATGTATGGAATTACGGCACTGACTCTCTTTGCAGAAGCTCTTTTAGCGGTGTGTGCTAAAAGTAGAAGTTCCATCAAATCAGTGTTTGGATCTTTTGGTCCACATGTCTGTAATATGAAAACATCTTCACCTCTTACAGATTCATTAATCTTGCAAAATAATTCTTTGTTTGCAAAATCTTTGATTGTAGAACTAGAAATTTTAAACCCGTCAGAATTTGCAATTTGTGTAGCGAGTGGAACATTTGATCTACCGGATAGAAAAACCAATTTGGGTAGTCTTGCAGACATTTTTATCTCCTTGATCTATATAAAGACCTATGATTAGAACCGGAAAGAGATTGTATAGCGACTTTAACTGCGCTTTCAAAATAAACAATAAAACCCTGTGAAGTCCAAGATTCTTGGCACTCATATTTTCTGTGACTCAACTTTTTCCCATTTAATTTCTCCCATTCTACTGATTTTATATATAGAAATTTTCTTACATCTTCTAGCTCTACTTTATTAAATAACGAAAAAAATTCTGTGTACACTTTATAGTCTACAGAGGGATTAAATCTTTCAACTCGATCTGGAATCAGTTTTTTATTAAATGCTTGATAATAGTTATAGCGACCTTTTTCTCTAGATTCTTCTTTAAACTCCCATACTACTTTTTGATAAGATGGAATATATGCAAAATTAATTGGATATCCCAGTATTCTATCTGGAAGGTCAGATTTTCCAGAAGAAATATATTTATCATATACTGAGTGAGCTAATACTTTAAAATTACTTCCCTTATATATTTCACTAAATATATCTATACTTTCTAAGTATGTTTTAACTTCCATTATATCCCTCAAACTCCCAATATGTACACTGATTTATCTGAACCTCACTATATGAGGGAGCAGCTCCATTGAATTTATACCAACACTTTTTAGAACTTTCAGATCCAAAAACACAATTACAACACTTTTTACCCAATAGACTAATAATAGCATCGGCTACTATTAAATCTTTCTTATTTTCAATTTCTTCTCTTGTCATTAACAGACGCCACTTTTGTCTCTAAGTCTCTTACTTTTCTTTGTAAGATTTTAATTTCTCTCTGGAGAGAAGAAGTAAATGATCTAAGAGATGAAATCATTTGAGATTGAGCTATTATAGCATCTTCGTGTTTTTTAATTCTTTTTTCTATTTCATCATCCATCAAAGTTGCTCCTTTAAGCATTGTCCATTTTTAATTTTGCTGCTATAGACGCCGATTGTTTTATACAGTCAGTCATTGATAGATTTTTATATGATCCAAATCTTCCAGCAAATATAATATTTTGATATTTTTCTATCAATACATTATATTCGAAAATATTCGATCTTGTTAAAGGAATATATGCTTCTTCCGCTTCATAAGAGTCAGATACATATTCTTTAATGATAATATTTTTCTCATACTTCGGAAAAAGATTACCAAATTGAGACATTGAAATAAATGGCATATAATTTGGATATAAGACAACATCATAATAGTCTTTTTTATATATAGAACTGTCTATATCAAATACAGCACTTCTATAATTTAAGAATCTTTCATTCTTAATAAATAGGTCCGGTCTCACTGTGTTTATAATGATATCATCATAAGACACATCGCTCAGTCTGATGTCTTGATTTAATTTAACTGTGCAATTTCTAGTAAATGACAAAAATAAATTATTCCATCCAATATCTACTGGGAAAAAATATTTTTCATTTGTTTTATCATTGAGAGATCTGAAATCTGATTTGAATTCTTTTTGAAAATATATTTCTGATGCATCAAGTCCATAGAGTTTATTATAATATCCCTCATAAAAAATCGAGTATATTGTTTTGCCATAATTTCTAATTAAAAATTCAGATAATATTTCTTCTGTATATTCTTCTCTGGTCGCAATTAATTCCATTTTAATTGTTTCAATCCAATGCCATGCGATTGAAGAGATATTTTCAAATTTAAGAGGAAAATCATATGTATTGAAGTCAACAAATGGATTAATTCCAAACTTTATTGACACTTCTTTTAGAGGAGTAAACGTTGATATTAAATCTAAAATCCATTGTTCTGGATTTTTAAGAGTGTGAAGACCATTTTGATATGGTATATTTTCTATGGTCTCATGAGTACGACAAAGTCCTCCCAGATGGGAGGACTTCTCATAAACAGTCACATCAAATCGGTCAGATAAAAAATAAGCTAGTGAACATCCACTTATTCCCCCACCAATCACATGTACTTTTTTCATTTTTGCTTATAGTAATCTTTTTGAACAAATCTCTTACAACCTAAACATCTTCTTTCAGAGAAATTCAAACGATAAATTGCCAAAAACAAAAATTTTATTGGATTTGGGTGATATTTACAGTCTGGTCCTCTGCACCAGGAGTTTTTTACATGATCATTCATAATTTATTCCTTTAGATATTCAATTTTCGTCTTTGTAAATCTTCTAAATGCTTTCTTTATAAAGGGTTTCATTTTTTCTTCGTATTCACTATAGATTTTTAAAAAATCTTCTTTTTCTTTTTCATCTAAATGATGAAGATCTACAGCATCGATATAAGAAGAATCCGGATTTTCATGAAGCACTATTGCTTCACGAGTTGTTATTTCTGCATCTGACTTTGAATATTTAAACTTCTTAACTGTCACGATGATGTCTCCCCTTCCTTTTTCTGCTCTTCTCTTCAAGTTTTTGATAACAAAGTCTAACTAAATCATCTTTAATAGTAGATGATTTTATATCTTTTTTTCTATAAAGTCTTTTAGCTTCTACTGCAGCTTTAAGTATCTCTTCTTTATTGAAAACCATTCCAGAAACTTCTATGATAGCATCTTCTCTATCCATATATGAAGGTTCATTTGGATTTGAATCTCCTTCATCTCCTATCACATTTGATACAACATCATAAGAGCATGTTGATAGAGATCTAAGTGACTTATGATAGTCTTTTCTTAAAAAATAGATACATGCTGTATAGATTGTTCTATAAAAGAATGAGAATACTGTAGACTTTCTTGCAACCTGATACTTTTCTATTGCTCCGATTGCGGCGATTCTTACTTCTTGAAGAATGTCATCTCTAACATTCTGATTAATTTTGAGTCTTGATGCAAAGTATTTTGCCATCTCATCAATATACATTAAAAGAGTTCTATAGTCAGTAGGATTACTTCTATTCGTCCATGCTGCTTCCATTGCGACTTTATCAATATTCAAATTAATGTCCTCCTATGTGTTGTGTGTTTTTTTACTTTTTCTTCTTTTTGTTTTTCTTGCTGTAGTGATTATAATCAATCATTGGATCAGGAGTTCCCACCTTGCTGATCCTAGGAAACGGAAGAGGCTTACTCTGCTCATGAACAGCTAGTTTCTTATCAATTAATCCCCAAAATTCTCCTGGAATTGTATTATACGCGTTGGTTACAATCTTAGAAATAATTTTTTCAATGTAAGAGTTATTGGTGTAATACTTAGCTAGAGTGTCTCTTGTGATTTTAAGAAACATATCATGACTTTTATCAAAAGTCTCCTGATTCTTGAATCGAAGCTTGCACATAAGATAGAATCGATATGAATATATTCTCTCCTTCATATCAAACTCATCCTGAGGAATAGAATCCACTAAATTCGAATTCTGTACTACAGGAACACTCTTCTGATCACTGGTTCCCTCGATCATATTCACTCCTTGCGTCAATTGATATTATTATATTACCATATCACCAATAGTCTCTAAAATTAATCATTAAGCATCTTCAAAGTGCCCTTGTTGTATTCCTCAATAATTTGTTGAGGTGTGTGTATGCATAGTAGATCTTCTACAGTTACACCCAATTGACTTGCGATTTTTTCGATTTTTTTACGTACTTGTTCATTCATAGTCTCCATTATATCAGTCCTCCTTAGACTCTAAAATGAAACGAAATGCAATCTTTAGCTCTTCTTTACTCAGAGTGATTGGCATGATTGCTTTGTCGTTTTTAACCACAATCGTAATCTCATCTCTATGTCCAGATATAATATTGAAATCGATTTCTTTAGAATCTGAATTTTTATCTTTTAACGTTATAGACGCTGTAGAATCAAATTGATCATTCATTTTCGGTCTCCATTTTCTGTTTATCTTTATGATAGTGTATAGTTTTGGTGTAATGTGATTGAAGTTTCCCAGACTTGTATTCTTTCATGAAGATCTCGATACTATGATCAGACTTTCTAACCCACTTGTCTATATCATCTAAGCTCCATAATACTGGAATATATTTCATCGCATCTTTAACATCTTTTTCAGATAATTCTAGAAGTTTTTTAGCATCATTCTTCATATATTTAGAAGCTCTTGTCTGATCACACCATTTTTTTTCAAACTTCTTCACAAACTCCTGATGAGTCGGTGTCAAACTAATATTCTTTGATTGTTTATTCTTTGCGGCTGCTTCTAATTCTTTATATTCTAAGGCGATATTTGTATCTTCTTCTCTTTCAATCTTCTTTAGTTCTCTTCTTGGCAGTGAGTAAGAAGCTGTTAAATATATCTGATTACACTTATTTACACCATTCTTTTTGATTTTTATTAGTCTAGCTTCTTCTAGAGTAACATTTCCTGTAGAGATTGCACCCTTAGAAATTCCTGTATTAAGATGAATATAATCATATCCACATTTTATCTGATTAAATCCAGAAATACTGCAATAAAATGCATATAATACGTAATTGCTATGGGTAATTTTCTTCTCGGCACAAAGTTGCAACGCATAATTTTGAACCATTGTAAAGTCATTATTTGGATTGACTATTTCGAATTCTTCTGACATTGATTTCACATCTCCTTTATAGACATCATAACCTCATCATGTACAGAATGTATAGAGATGTTTTATTCTACTTTATGTTGTGGATAATGGCTTGCTATGTATTCTTTAATAGCTTTGTCTTCTAAAAACTGCATCTTCAGACCATTTTCTAGGCATATTAATTTCACAATGTCATGCAGTGGTTTAGAAATAGAAATCTTTGTAGATTCTTCTTTCTCTTTCATGTTTTCTCCTCTTCTTCCCATTCATATAATGACTTGTAATTATTAACCACATATATTTTTTTCTGCGTACTTTCTAAAATTTTAGAAGTCTTATAATGATATATACAATGTATGCATTTTTCTGTGAAAAACTTAGATGCCTCTCCATCATACTCCGTGTAGTTTTTCATATTATACTTACAGAAATGACATTGCTCTTTTTCTCCCATTTTAGAAAGAATTTCTATAACAAAATCAATTTTATTAAGTGTTTTCTTCATTTTCTAATTCCATAGATAATTCATTTTCTAATTTTTTAGATATATCATTTGGATTTATTGATGATTGATTTTTCCCAAGTAAATTAATTTCTTTAATTTGAAAATTTTTATAATTGATTGTGAATTCTAATTGTTGATTTGAAGCTCCATTTCTATTCTTAGCAATCCATAGATTGATTCTTCCTTGATCTCTGTCTGCTCTACTCTGAGTTATTGAGAATAGCACGTCTAGAATTCTATTTTTTTCCATAGAATCTGCAGCCTGATCCATACCAACCATATCAGAAGTACCACCGTCTGCTGTCAATGCATCTCTTCTTGTTTGAGTTGCTGTTATTATAGCTATATTTCTCTTTATTGCTAATCCTCTTAATTCTCTAAATATCCAACCTTGTTCTTCATATGTATTTTTAGTGCTTCTAGTCGATTTCATAATATCACCATAGTCAATGATGATAAGATCTGGATCAAAATCATCCAACAATTTCAAATTATCTAAGTGTGCCTCAATATCCATAATAGAAGCCATTGAAGTGGGGAACTCTTTTAATTTTAATCTAGACTTTGTAATCTTTCTGTATGTTTCATATTTTTCTTTTATTTCTTCTGGACTACCAATCAACTTTGAAACACTGATACTGCTCGCTATAGCATCATATCTCATACCAATTCTGTCTTCAGACATTTCTAATGAATAATGAACTACATTTAATCCATTCAAGAGAGCTTTAATTCCAAAATTTGGAAGAAAAATACTATTATGTCCATGGATTCCATTCGCATAATAACTATGACAATCTTCTACCTGAAAATCATACATATAAGATTCTTTATTCAAATATTGTATTTCTTTTATTTGTTGCCAACCATTTTCTGTAAATATCTCTTCACCAATGCTTAATTCATCTGTATTTTTCCAATATCTATTATCACTAAACGTACCATTTTTTGTTTCTACTTTATGTTTGTCTGCAACTATAGCTTCAAAATCTAAAGTATTAATCTTCCATTCAGGATTCAATTGAGTTTTTCTAAGTGCTTGAATTTTTTTGTATCCATCGGGAGTATTAATTTTTAAAGTCTTAGGCGCTATCTTTTCCTGTCCAGAATCATTACAACCTAAAGCTTCGATCAAATCACCAATTTTAACTTTAGCTCTGATTTTCAATTAAATACTCCTTTATTTTTTTATATGGCGTGTAATTTATTTTAATTAAATCATTATATTTTTTTATCATTTCTATATACCATTCTTCTATATTTTTCTTTGGAATAGAAAATCCCAAATTTTTTATTTCTTTCGATTCTAATACTATATATTTTTCTTTAAATTCGAAATAACCCGCTTTTATTTTAGCATTTATTTGTCCATTCCTGAATCCCTTACATTCAATAACATTATCATTTAAGATAAAATCGGGATAATAATGATGCTTTTTCCCCAAATATGTATATTCTATAGGATTTAAATCGTATCTTCTTACATTTAAATCGTTTTCATAACAATAAATTATATATGCAAGTTCATAACTACTTTGCCAATATATTTTATTGAAATATCCACTCAAATAAATATATCCTTCCTTTTTTCTATTTTTAACAATTTTATTTTTTGATTCTATAGAATGATGTTTATTATAAAAACTATTTTTATTCCCGATTCTGCTTTCCGAATAATGTTTTCGCAACATTTGAGCTTTTTCTATAGTCATATAATCTTCGAATTTCTTACCTTTACATTTTTCAATACTAGCTTTTTGTCCTGCGTTTTTCCAAGCATCTATAGATTCTTTACTATATCCTCTGTCTCTTAAAGAAACACCTGAAAGCGTATTTGAAATTTTTTCTCTTATTTTGTTTTGTTCTTCTCCATCGACTTTTTGCCAATTATCATAGCATTCTTTAGAACAAAACTTTAATATATAAGAAATTTTAGTCTTAAATTTTTTTTCACAAAATTTACAAGCAACTATCTTCGTATGATCTTTATATCGTTCTAAAGATTTTTGCGAGCGATATTCATTTGCACATTTTTTAGAACATGTCTTCTTTAATACTGAACTACTAAAATTAATATCACAAATGATACATTTTTGTTCGACGGGTTTTCTAGCCACTATGAACTCCTCGTAAAAGAAATATATACAATTATCTTTCCACTAAGAGTAGGATTATATCAATAAATGTTTAATTTTTTCAAATTCGGGATCTTCATCGTCTATTTCAATATCAATAAAATTATCGAAATACTGACATTTACCAAATCCTGGAGGTCCCATTACACAATAGAGCTCCTTTTTTCTCCATCCACCATAAAGAACACTATCAATCTGAGAGTATCCAGTGGGAATAACATTCATTGTGCTTTCTAGAAGATTTCTATATCTTGTATCAACATCATATAGATCATATCCAGATTGAATGTCTAAATTGAATAAGAGAGCTTCTTTTGTTATTTGTACAATTTTTTCAAAATCATTTTTATCAATTAATTCTAATGATTGACCAATAGCATCTATCATTCTAGCTCTCTTAGCAAAAGTAACAACTTCTTTCGTTATGTATTCTCTTTCTGCATTATCTACTTGTATTGCTGCTGAATATATTTTTCTAGTGATCATATCGATCATGTTCTGCTGTTCTCCCATGTTTTGCAACATGAGATTTAAAATCTTTTCTGTTGGTGTTTTATTATACTTATCGAAACACTCTTTATAACATCGGAAAATCTTTGCATTCAACATTGATTCAAAATATTCTGGTTTTAAATTTTGAATCATTTTTATCATAAAGGGTCTATCTGCATTACAATACTTGAAAATATCTATTTCTAGATCTCCAAGATGAATGCTTCCAATCATGTTTTTTTCTAAACTGTCACTCACTTAATAGCTCCTAGCTTTTCTTTAATCATAGAGAATTTATCTGATACATTCTTTAAATATGTCTCTTGAATAGTAGAAATATTAAAATCATTTAAATCTTTTTTTATTTCAGATTTATCATATCGATCACCAAATTTCATTTGATCCAACAATCTCTGTTTGACTTCTGGAATTCTATACCACTCGTATATATAAACTGGAACTGTATTATTCGATAGTGCCATGATCTTTTCTATGTTTTTTCTCATTGCAGACTGTATTCTCTGTCTTGTTTCTGGCTTGTCATCATAGTCTGGTGCAAATATTATTTCTTTGGGCTTCTTCTGAAAAATTTTCAAAGCCTGTGGAATAGATAGATTTGGGCCCATCATACATGTAACATTCTCATCGACTAGTGTCATTGCATCAAACGGACCTTCAACAACAACTATTCGAGACTCAGATTCTAATTGATCATAAAATGGAACTACATATTTTTTTTGCATTTCTGGATTTCTATATCTTAATTCTTTTCCCATAAAATCTCTTGCTTGAAAAAATACAAGATTCTCATTTTCGTATGTTGGAATTATAATTCTTCCATAATATGGATTGTATCCTTGACCTTTACAAACAGGGCAGTCTTCATCTTCTCCATCACAGTTCCAGCAATGTTGCTGATCAACAAACGTTAATCTAAATTTTTTAATATGTTTTTCTGATATTTTTCTTTTTTCTAGAAATTTTATCGCTCTTCTTCTTAATATGCTTCCCATATCATTAAATGATGTAAATGGAGGAACCTGATGCTTTTGCATTCTATCTAATTCTACAGCTTCTTCACGAACATGTTTTTCTTCTGTTAATTTAATCGATTTTATTACTCCACTCTTCTTGAGCTCTATCATCATTCTCATTAAAATAGTTCTTGCAGCAGCTTCCGGAACATCTTGATGTTCTGCAATAAATGATTCTAAAGTCCAATTCTGTCCCATTTTGAAGTCATTCACAAATCCTTTTTCGACATTAAATCCCAACCTTTTTTTATTATCTGATGTAAAAATAGAGTCGACATTAATCCACTCTTGATTTTCACTCCAATCTGTTGTAATGTATTTTTCAATGTATGCTAGAATTACTTCTCTTGGATACTTTAATCCCATATGTGCATTCCTTTTATATACTTAAAAGTACATGTTTAAATATGCTTTTTGGTGATTAAATTAGCGGTGTTCTGCGTATGGATCTGATTTTTTGGCTTCTGCGAATTTTTCTTCATGAAGGACTTGATTTGCTTTCATTTGTGCTGATTCTGATGGGGTTGTAGCTTCTGATCCTTTTTTGTGTCCATGTCTCTGTTTCCAAGTATTGTTTCTAGTTCCACTTCCGTTCGCGAATATCACCCCCGTACCACCACTTATGATTTTTCTGGTAGATTTTCCACATTTTTCACATTTTATTTCTGGTGTTTCCATCATTCCGTGATGGACTTCTTGAATACTTTGACAAGAGTTACATTCATATTCATATGTTGGCATTTACTACGCTCCTTTTTAATATAATTATGCTAATGAATACCTCAGTTTTCGTCACTGTCCAACATATTGACATCAAAGAATGTTATTAATATCGACTCATTATCTCCAGAGCTTACAGGCTTTGCTTCACATATAATTATTTTTCTCTTGTTATTTATATCAACTATCATTTTTCCCCTATATTTTTTCTCTGATTTCATATTTTTGATAAAATCATTCTTGTATTTATATAAATCTGGTATTAATTGTAACAAATAATTAATATTTTTATTCAAAATATCATCTTCTATTACTTCAAGAATATCACAACTAGTCTTATTTATATAGATTATTTCTTTATCTCTATAAATTAAAACTCCCATTATTGATCCAAACAATATCACGTCTAATGTTTCTTTTTGCTCTCCGACCTTTTTAAGAAAAAGATTTTTAGATATGACATTCAGAAGCATATCTGTATATATTTCAAATGCAGACATATCTAATGATTCAAGAATCTTTTCTCTAGAATGACTTAAATATGATATCATAATATCATAGTGATCATTAGATATTTTATGATTCATTATAAATTTCATATTTAATTTTTCAAATAAAAATTGCTTGAGTTTTAAATCAATCTCACTATTTTTGTCAATATAAGAATAATTTTTTGCTATAGCTAGTTTATAGATTGCTTTCATCAAAGCACTATTATCTTCTTGAGTTTTTATTTTATTATTTTTATTTCTAATATATTTGTTATATACAGATATTTCATTTTCTTCTTTGTCTAAAGTAAATATATATATCATATCTAGTTCTAGATATTCTGAAAATGTTTTTAGAGAATGATGTATAGAAGAAGTATCTTGATTTGAAAAATCTCTATTTATAGAAGAAATTATTTTTTCAAAAGTCAATTGATTTTCTAGAGAAATTTTCTGTTCTTTAATTGCAGATATATGTGACAATGAAGACAAAAATGATAAAGTTCCGAATTCGTTTCTTCTTACAGTTGTTGTAACATTAAAATAAATAAATTCTTCATTTGCATCTTTAATTGCATACTCACTACTTATTTCTTCGGAAGCAGATAAATTTTTTTCAAACTCATTTAATATTTTTTTTAATCTATTCTTAGCAAAATCCAATTGATCTGGTCTTATTATATCAAATACATTCGGTAAATTGTGATCTGAATATCCCATCTTATTAGTTGCAGATTTATTAATATAAAGAATGTCTCCATTTAAATTAAATTCTATTATTATGTCTGGAATATTATTTATATAGTCTGATAATCTTTTTTCGCTGTCTTTCAATCTTTTTATAATAGATTTCTGTTCAGATATATCCACTAAAACACAAGAAGATCCTAGATACTCTTTCCCTCTATAAATTGGATCGACTATTATACTATAATAATACTTTATTAATGTATCATTCACTACAATCATAGAAGATTGTTTTTCTCTCTTTTTTTTAGTAATATCAATATAGTTATTAATTTCTGTACTAGATGATCTAACACCTTCTGTTATGATAGACCTGACTGTGCTATTTGTTTTTTCCGAAGATCTTACATTCGAAACTATATAATCTTTATCAATATCAAAGAATACAATTGAAAATTCTTTAAATAGAGTATTGATATTCGATTGTAATTTATTTTTTTCTTTTTGTTTTTTGTTCTGCGTAATGTTGTATACACTGATCAATATTGTGTTTATCAACAACAACACTACAGTTTCATATAGTGCTGATATAAGTATGACATGAGAAAATTCTTCAAAAAAATTTCCAGTATTTTCTGTTATAGCTTCTATAGAAGCAAAAACCACTAGTATAAAAACAGTTAAAAGTATAACTAAACTCGCAGATTTAAAAACATTTTTATTTATCATTTTCTCTAGACTTACAAAAAAAATAATATGTTGATTTAAACAAGTTGTTTGCTTTCAATTTAAACTCAACATGTTTTTCTTTTGCCCAATTTTGTAATCTATATAGAGCTTCAAATAACCTGTCAAAATATTCATTATTATTCTGGAAGTGATTGAAAAGTGAAATAATTGGCTTTATAAACCATTGATAATCTATTTCGGTTATTCTTCCCGACATTCTAACTTGAACATTATTTATTCCGGACAACATTATTTGCATGATTAGCACCATTCCACTACAGATTCATCTTTGATCTCGTAGTCTCCCCCGCCATCTTCTTTCTCTGAATAATTATTCATTATCCATAATAGTATATTCATAAATTGAACTAATTCTTCCTTTGATAGACTTAATTCATATTCATAAAATATTCTATGATGTATAGTATTACTAAAAATAAATTTTATTTGTCTTTTGAATATCTCCCATTTAGATAATAACTCTGGAATAGCATAGCCAATATCTATATTTTGTATTATTAATTTATTTTCTTTATTTTCAAAATCTACATAATGTTTTTTATCTTTAGAAGATCTGCCTATATCACATTGAATCATCAATCCACCCTTAGAGGTGAACAATGAATATCTTCTAGTTGGATCATTTTTGTATTGATCCGAAGATCTCATAAACTTTATTTTATTCAGTGTTATTATATCTTCAGGCTTTAGAATATCATTTTGCTGATATTCTAACAATAAAGTAGAATATAACTCTGAAAGTTGAGAATATTCTACTATCACACCATTGAATGAAGTTTTGCATTCTTTTAAATTCTTCCAGTCTTTACTTAAATCATGCGCAATTCTAATTCTGTCTTTAAAAGAATATAATGAAGTCTTAAACTTGATATATACAACTCCATCTTCTAATAAGTATCTTTTTGTGGGCATGCTAAAGTCTGCATAGTGATCTTCGGCGCAACACGCGCATTCTAATCTGCATATTTTATTTTCATAACTACTAATAGTTTTCATATTATTCTCCAATGATCATCTTATATTAATATATATGCATATTCTTATGTGTTTATCTTACTTGAGTATTCATTGATTAAATCTATGATTTTCTTTAATTTTTCAATCTCTCCAGAAGATAAATCTTCTATATCTATGTCTTTCATGTCTTTTAAAACTCTTTTAGAATTTTCCAGAAAACTCTGTACATCCTTCATTTCTCTCTTTTGTTCTTCTATAAAATCATTGATCAAATTAACTGAATTAATCATTTGATCAATGTCAATTTGCTGGTCGATTTGAAATATCGGAATTGATAATGGTTCTTTCATTATGGAATCAACATAGTCTCTCATAGACATTTCTTTCATATTATTTCTCCGTTTTAGAATATTTCTTATACAAATCTTTGTATTTATTGATTTTCTCGAAATATCCAAATTTTTCTAGTATTTTATAAATTATATTATTAAGCGATTCGTTTGGATTTTTAGTTTTTATGTCTATTAAGAATCTTGATTCATAACCTTCTTCAAATGCTTCCTGTCTAAAAGATCTTGCAAGATGATGTGCTAATTCTAAAGCATCTAGATCTGCTTTAAGTTCATTTTCTTTGACTCTTAGGACAGCATTAATAGAATTAACATCTCTTTCTGCTTCTTTGTCATCTCTAAATCCCTCATACATTATGATTTCACCGAGATCTCTCTCTAGCTCTGCAATCTTGTTGTCGATACCATACATAAAAAATTTTGCTATTTCAAGACCATAATCAAATGGAGGTTTGTAATTACTCTTTTGTGGTTTTTTAATCCATTCATCTTTAACTAAATCATATGCAGAGTCTGAATTTTTTATTCCATCATCTTCTAATGTCAAATAATAATTTATTGGATGTTGAGTTTTATCTAAAAGATGTCCATTGGGAAGTATGTCCCAAATTTGATCTATTCTTTCTTGATCGACTGTTAGTTGAATATTTATATCAATATCACTAGATTCTGAATATTGATATCCAGAAGAAGATCCAATCATTATAATTGAATTTATTTGCGACTGTCTTCCACCTATTTCAGTCCACCATTTAGTGAAATTTGAAATAATCGCATTCCTAACTGAAGATTTCATCCTTTCTTTATTAAAGATTGCAGGATTTAGATCTTTATTGACAGGATCCAATACAGATTCTGAAATATTTTCATTTAATATTGTTTCAAATATAGATTTTGGCTTTATTTCTGGATCTTTAGACTGATCTACTATTTCTTCAAAATTCATTTTATTTTCCTCTGTTAAATATGCTTATTTTTTCCACTCTGATTTGATTTCTGACCAAAACTTCTTTGCTTCTGACTTTGAAAACTCTTTTGGTGAAGAGACATCATATTTTTTTAATTTTTCTCTGTAAAAGTCGTGATATTTATCTGCTCCACTAGGACCATTCATCATCTTTTGAACCCTAAAAGAATACATTGATCTCTCACCTTTATTGGTTTTAACTGTGGGTTGTCCATATTTATCTGATCCAAAATCTTTGATAATTGCTCTCTTATTACGAAACTTTCCCATTAGGATTTCGTCACCTATTTCTAATTCTTCTTCTAGGGCGTTATCAAATTTCATGTTTTACCTCT